GTCTCTACACAGAGAGACCCAGGCCCGTCGTACCCAACCTGTGGGCGATGATCCTCGGAGAGTCCACTCTCACACGTAAGACAACCGCAATGGACATGGCGATGGACTTTGTGCTCGACATCGACCGCAACCTCATGCTCGCCTCCGACGCCACTGTGGAGGGGTTGTTGTCCAGACTCGCGCTCAGACCCAAGATGGTGTCTGTGTTCTATCGAGACGAGATCAGCGGCTTCTTTGACTCGATGCAACGCAAGGATTACCTCGCGGGCATGCACGAGACGATGACCAAGATGTACGACGTGCCACCCTATACAACTCGTGTATTGAAGAAGGACACGTACGAGTTGGTCGAGCCGATCTTCATCTTCTTCGGTGGTGGTGTGCCGGGCAAGATGTATAGCTTGATCGATGAGTCCTACTTCGCATCGGGTTTCATCCCACGCTTCCTAGTGGTACGTGGATATGGCACGACGGAGAAGATTCGTCCTACCGGCCCGCCGAAGCGTATCGGTATGGACAAGCGCACACAGTTGCATTCCACTTTCCAGGCGTTGTACTCGATGTACACGGATCGTGAAGTGCTGTTCGAAACACACGACGGACAGAAGATGATGATCACGCCCGAGATTCAGGTTACGATGAAAGACGCCGTGTGGGAGAGGCTCGCTATCATGGAACGGCAGCTACTCCAGGCAGCCGAGGATTCGCCCGAGGCTGAGCGAGCACTGCCGATGTTCTCCCGCATGTACGTGTCGATGCAGAAACTAATGATGATCCTAGCCGCATCACGTCAGGAAGACGAAGGACTGGCAATCGAGGCTGAGATGCGTGATCTCCTCAAGGCCGCAAGCTATATTCAGAAATGGGGTAGGCATGCAGTCGACTTGATCCGCAACTCCGGTGTCACGAGCGACGAGAACAAGCTCCTATCTGTATACCGTACCATCGAGAAGCACCCCGGTATCATGCGCAGTCAGGTCATGCAGCATCATCGACTCAATGCACGTGAATCCGATATCATCGAGAGTACATTGCACCAACGTGCAATGATTCAGATCGTGTCGAAGACAGCCAAATCCAAACAATACTGGCCCGTAGGGAGGTAACTTGGACGTTCAGGAACAGATCGAGAAGATCAACGTCAAGATCGATCAGTTGATGAAGCTGTATGAGGTCGAGGGTATCCCACCCCCGCCCGGATACCGACTCGGTGATGCCGAGTTCATGTTCCGTGTGGTGCAACTTGTACAGACCGATCTCGTCAAGGAGCACTTCGACTTGAGCGACGAGGACTACGACTTGCTGATCAAGCAGAAGTGGTACGATCAGGCGCAGCAGATGCTCAAGAACACAAAGAAGGAACGGCTCAAGGCCCAGGCTGTAGTCGGGCAGATCGCAGTCCCGAGCAAGCCGACGATGTTCCTCCCTCCCGGAGTCGAACTGTAGATGAAGGGAACCAAGTATGACGACGGGAAGATCCCGCTCGATCTATGGTCGCCTGATGCTCTCTACGAAACTGCCCGAGTTCTACAATTCGGTGCAACTAAATACGAGCCGTACAATTGGGCTAAGGGAATTGCCTATAGTCGGGTATTCGCTGCATTACTTCGGCATCTATGGTCGTGGTGGCGTGGTGAACGACTCGATAAGGAAACCGGAATACATCACCTAGCTCACGCCATGTGCTGCTTGATGTTTCTGTTGCACTACGAGATGAACCGACGCAAATATAGAGAATGGGATAACAGACCATGAGTAAGACAGCAACAAGCTATAGACTTGAGACACTATGTCGTGCCCTTGTCGAGCATGAGCTTGGGTTAGTCAATCTTTCACAACACGGATATGCCACCACTGAGCAGGGCAAGGGGTACATGGAAGACAAGATCGAAGAGTTGACCAGGCGTATCAACTGGATCAAAGGCGAGATCACCATTTGTGAGGATGAGCTAGGTATAGGAGTAGTAATCGCATGACTGAGAACGTACTCGATAGGATGGGCGCATGGAGTGAAAACGGCGACGATATATGGCTCACGAAGGAGCTACATCCGAATCGTGACAAGGCTCGCATGTTCATCGCAGCCGAGACCGACTGTAACTTTATCGATACACGTTGCAACAGTGTGTGGATTCGCCCTATCGAGCGGACACTAGCGAATGCCCATCAGCACGATTGGTGGTGCGACGTGTTGTGGATCGAATGCAAAGAAGACGATGAAGGTGCGATACCAGCATGGCACATATTCTTCAAGATGTAGTAGCAAAGGCACCGGGAGCACTCTGTTCGGAATGTCCCCTGCAAAGCGCACAGTGTGTCAAGACCAAGCGACCCACGCTCCACCCTGTGCGCGGTGCGGTCGTGTCCCGCTCGCCGGGTGCAGCCGAGGTCAGGGCGGGCGAGCCGATGTCGTCCGAGTTCGGGTCGGGCAAGATTATCGACCACCTGTTTGCAATGAATGGGGTGAAGCGTGAGCAGATGCTTCTCACGAATACTGTACTTTGTGTTGCGCCCGAGGGCAACGTACCGCCGGAAGCACTCAAGGCATGTGCTCCACGTCTGGCACGAGAGCTTGACGGTATCGATACCGTTATCGCTTGCGGATCAGAAGCGGTTGGCCTGCTTATTGGACGCGGCTCTCTCACACGACATAGGGGATATCGTCATACAATCGACGGCAGGACGGTGGTGGCAACTAACAACCCTGCAATCATCCTCAAGGACGATTCCAAATTCCCCGATCTCCGGCGAGACTTCAAGCGAGCACTGAGTCCACTACCCGAACCTACCTTCCCAACGGTTGAGGTAATTGAAGATGAAGATTACGCAAGTGAAGCCATCAGGCAGGCACTCAGAGATGGTCGTGTCATTGCCTGCGATGTTGAGTCACGCGGAGGACTCACCCACAAAGCAACTCTCATCAGTTTGCAATTTAGTATTGATGGACTTACTTCCTATGTTCTTGGAGAGCGTGGCGGTATCTTCGCCAAAAGAGATTTCATTGACCGTACGCTACGACCCTTCCTTGAGTCTCCAGAGCATCTTTACACATGGCACGGTGGGAAGTTTGACACCAAAATCCTCCGACACACCTACGGGATAGATGCTCGTGTTGATCATGATACCATGTTGCTCTCTTATGCTCTTGACGAGCGTAGTGGTACCGATGAGCGTATTGGTATTCACGGTCTCGATTACCTTCTTTCTGATACGTTCGGCTGGCCGTACTATTCAAGCGAGTCAATCGAACGAACAAAGAAGACAGGGGTAGTTGAGGACTATGACGAGTTCTACCGTTATGCAGGGTTGGACGTGGGTGGGACGTACCAGTTGTTCGAGAATCAATACCCCCGCGCAGAGAAGGATGACGTGCTCCGCGCTTATAACCACCTATTACTACGTGGTAACGAGTTTCTCACGGGGGTAGAGCTAAACGGCATGCCCTATGACATTGATCGTGCCATGGATATCCACGAGTTTGAAGTGCAGCCCGAGATACACGAGCTTGCAACCGAGATGCAGAAGCGAGCGGACAACACGCTCCTGAATCCCGCGAGTACAGTGCATATGGCACACCTTCTCTATGACGAGTGGGGTATCACGCACGCGATGCAACGACGCAGGCCCACGCCAACCATGCAGAATCCGGCAAGGTCTATCGATGAAGCAGCGCGCAAGGAGATTCTTGGCGGTCGGTTCCGATTCCGTGGTGATCGAGTCAACTCGCGCAAGGGGAACTTGATCACTCAGGTCAAGCCCGACGATTATGATGAGCGCGAACAGTTCTATCGCCAGTTCACAGAGAAGTTCGACCGCTTCAAGAAGCTACAGAAGCAGGATGGTACCTATCTTGTTGGTCTAGTGAAGAGAGCAGAGCTTGATGAGGATTATCGGATTTACACTCAACTCAACCTCCACGGTACTAACAGCGGGCGACTATCATCATCGAAGCCGAACCTTCAAAATATCACGAGGTCGAAAGACGGTCTCCCTGATATTCGCCAGCTATTCCGCGCCTCCAAAGGACGACGGATTGTTTCAGCAGACCATTCTCAGGCAGAACTACGCTGTATCGCTCAGTTTTCAGGAGATGCAGAACTCACGAGGATTTATCGTAACGATCTCTCGCTTCATCGCGAAACCGCTACCAAGTTCTTTGGCCCTGACTTCACTTATGAACAGTACTCGACATGTAAGAATGTGAACTTCGGTGTGTTCTACTTGCAATCGGCCGATACCTTTCAGGAGAAGCATGGGATACCCAAGAGTCAAGCTGAGCCATATATCGAGTGGGTCTGGAACACCTTCAAAGGGGTCGCCGCGTGGGAAGACGAAGTCAAGAGGGAAGTCAAAGGGAAGGGAGTTCTTACATCACCGTTCGGACGGAAGCGTCGTTTCCATCTTCTTACCCGAGACAATCTTGAGTCAGCTTTCCGAGAAGGAATCAACTTTTATCCTCAGTCTACAGCTTCAGATATCACTCTGTGCGGAGCAATTACTCTCGCATCTCAAATCGATCGATCCCGAGCCGCAATTGGAATTCTCGTTCACGACTCCATCGTCGCGGATGTAGAGGAGAACTACGTCGATGAGTATTCCACCATTATCGCGCAAGTGATGGGATCGACTGCACATGATGAGCTAGGTTGGACGTTGCCGTTCAAGGCCGAGGTCAGTGTCGGCCCTAGTTGGGGAGAGTGTGAATGAAACGGCGTATCAATTATTGGCGCTATCGCGTGATATTCTTCTGCTTAGGTCATACCCACGTTGGTCGTGCAATTCTATTCCGCACGTGGGCAATGGGCTACAAAGTTGGGCAAAGGTTGGGAAGACATGCGTGACCAACGTGATCCCGAGGCCGTCGGACTGGCGATCCTACAACTTGTGGAGAAGTACAAGGTTCCGGTGTGCGAGGCAGCCGATCACTACCTCTCGCCCGCCTCGATCCGCAGCTCCCAGGACGAGCTTCCTGAGCCGTCGACTAACGGGGCGGCTCCTCGCCCGGATGTCTCATGAACGCCCCGGAAACGGGGCTACGTGAACGCTCCGACAGCCAAGCTATCCCGGTCATCGACGGCCCCCTCGTGGCGCTCGCACTCGACCCCGGACGGACGACCGGATACGTGATTGCCATACACGACAACGTGCTCAAGCTGTATGTGAATGAGGATCAGTTGTCGCTGATGCAACTTGAGCAGCTACTTGCAAGTCTGATGGCGAACTCAAACTTGCATATCATCTACGAGGATTTCGAGTATCGCAACATGGCAAGAACGGGACTCGATCTCACTCCGGTCAAGTTGATCGGCATCATTGAGTTCTACAGAGAGAAGTATGAACCGTTCGTATACTTTTATAAGCAGAGCGCGGCGACAGGTAAAGCGTTCTGGTCTGACGACAAGCTGAAGCAGGCCGGTGCATACAAGGTAGGGAAGAAGCATGGCCGCGACGCAACGAGACATCTCCTGCAATGGGCCAAGTTCGGTGCAGGAGCGCAGTATATCGACCTGGACAAAGTAGAGATTGTACTGATTGACAAACTATGAGGGCCAACCCGCCACAGGAGAGTGATAACGGGTTGGCCCTCGATGTGAGCCGTGGGAATGGCGACTCACGGTTTCAGATGAAGTTGCAGCACCGAGCGGTATCCCTCTATGGCTTCATCCTATCTCGCCCAGGGACGGGCTAGAACGTAATGTTGTCGTCAACCAAGGCAAGAAACAGCATGATCGCAATGGCGATGACAGCGAGTCCTACAAGTACGGAGAACACGTCGGAGTTCATGCCGGAGGATCAGGCTTCACTTCGACAGAGGAAGGGCCAGGAAGTAGCTGACCACCACTTGAACGATCGGTTGCGACTGCGAGCAAGCACTTCACTAGTGTCGCAGCACCCGTGAAGAGTGCGAGCTTGAGCGCATCCTCCCAATCCAGACCGAGATTGTCGAACACAGGGCTGGCTGCAAGCACACCAAGGAACGATGCGGCGACAGTCCAGAAGGTTCGCTCAGCGATATCCTTGACTACGTTCATATCATCTCCTAGAGAGTTAGTGTGACGATGGAGTTGGCCGACAGATAGGGAATTACTTAGCTAACGTCCTTGTCTACATCAGTGAAGGGCGACCACGATGCGCCTCCCGGAATCGGAAGGGTGTCATCGTTGCGTCCGATCTGCACACGACTATTCCAACCCTCGGAAAGTCCTGCGCCATTGTCGTTGTCGTCGCACCAGACAGCACCGCTTAGATGCTGACCATCGTCCTCCTTTGTGACGAGGAACAGGAACGCCTTACCTGTGCCGTCATGGAACTTGACGAAGGTAGGCTTTACAAGATTCTGCCGTTCCGGCACTATGCCTCCTATAGTGTGAATGTCACGATTGAGTTGACACTGCGATAGTTCCACGTGTAGTAGCCCATTGGATAGTGACCATTCGAGATCACCATTCCATTGCCGTTATAGACTGCGACGTGTGTTGGTGAGCCGTATGGGAATCCTGGCCGAGGATTCGTCGTGAAACCGTATAGGATGAGATCACCCGGCTGCGCGCGATTGATGTGTTCGACCTTTCTTCCCCGAGACCACAGATCACCCGTATATCCAATACCACTATAGTTTCTGCCTGATGGATCTTTCGCGCCTCCCGCGTAGTAGCAGTTGATTGCCAGTGCGCTGCAATCCCAATGAGATGGCACAAGCGGGGGCTTGCGCATTTGAAAGGGACGGGCCATACTGTAGAAGATGGTCATTCTGTGCGCATACCAGAAGAATGCAGCTTCTACAATTTGATTGCGAATGTCCTGCTTGGCGATGCTCGTGCAGTACGTCTTTGCTTCCTTGATAGCAAGCGAATCGAATGCCCACTCTGTGGGCTTATTCTTTGCGTGCCTCTTCTCCAACGCATTGTGCGCAGACTTGCTGATGAATGTCTTCTTGACACCCATCTGACTGTTTGCAGCACGCACAGCCCTGTCGAAGAACTCACCGTAGTGGTCGCTGAACCCATTCTTGGGCCATGGGTATAACTTAGGAAATGCTCGACTATATGCACGCTTGTGTGCAACAACATCGAGACCGATATGGCCGAGACTCAAGTCTCGACAGAATGCAACATCAGGTGGCGTCTTCGGGGACAACCTCTTCTCCCTCTTCCTGATCCTCACCGGGTGTATCCTCGGTCGGAATGTCGGGGTCGTTGTCAGGAACGCCAGAAGGAGTGTCCGGCGCAGGCGTGCCCGTCTCAGTTTCGGTCTCACTCATAGTGCCTCCTATCCGCTCGACTTTATAGCTGTACACACGTAGATGGTTATTAGCCCTGAGGGTGACTGAGCGGGGATTGTGTTTATGTTTGGTTCAAATCCTAGAGGGCATATAAAGCCGATACCGGGTGGGCCTTGCTCTCCTTGTATCCCCTGGATACCCTGTTCGCCTTTGTCGCCTTTGTCGCCTTTTGGCCCTACGATACTGTCCCCGTCTTTACCGTTTGTCCCATTCGTTCCGTTCTTACCATTTGCACCATCCTTGCCGTCCTTACCGGGTGGCCCAACGATACTAATTCCATCCTTACCATTCGTTCCATCCTTACCATTCTTACCATTCGCACCATCTTTACCATTTGTGCCGTTCTTACCCGGTGTACCTGTAAGTCCTCGTGGGCCTGTAAGTCCTCGTGGGCCTGTAAGTCCTCGTGGGCCAATCGTTCCCGTGAAAGTTATCCAACTCGCGCTAGGTGGCTTCTTGTCTGTATTCGATGATGTTGCTACATACAATGTGCCACCACTAGTTACAACATCTCCGGGCTTGTAAGAAGTAGAGTTTCGCCAGTTGCCAGTGAAGTCAAGTCCTGGCGCTCCTTTGGCACCTTTGGCACCTTTGGGCCCTGGGGGGCCGGGTACACCGGCTATACCGGGAGCGCCACGCAGTGTTTGGATTGTTGTCGAGCTATCACCGTGCAGCCCATAGCCAGTCGCACCGCCGCCTGTGAAGACAAGTGCAATACCGATAATGAAAAGGAGCATAATTCTTATCATTGCTCTCTTCTCCTTCTTAGCTGCCTACGTAACAATTCGAGGCGCTCTTCACATTCTGCATGCGCACGCTTGCGTTCATGAGAACGAGCTAGACCCATGCCAACGTAAGTGGAAGCCACACCTGCGATAGTGAGGAGTGCAGCCACAGCAAAAGTCACTTAGAATCCTTTGGCAAAGATATAGACAATAAGACCTGTCACGAGCGGGGCGAGGAACGTAGCGAAAACCAGACCACCTACGAGTTTATACTGCCATGCTTGGACTGCCTCGACCTGTTGGACAACAGTAGTATGCTGTGTTGTATAGGCTTCTTCTGTAATGTATTCGCCACGCTCGTCAGCGATCTGCGCGCGTACCTTGTCTGTCGCTTCTGCAAGAACTTGCGCAACATTACGACGCTCTGTTGCTGCACGATCTTGCTCAATGCGGTAATTCTCAAGAAATGTATTGAACACACTCTCTGTAAGCTTATCGCGATCTAGCCCTGCAACCTGCTGAAGTAATGTCTGCCGCTGCTGATCGTACATCTCGCGCGATAGAGCATCATTCTCCAATCGTCGTACACTACGTGCAGCCTCTTCTAGCTCAACTTTGGTAGCAAACTGTTGCGGAAATCCTTCCAGCCGTTTCGATAGTAGGTCGTGCGCTAGCGAAACCGCTTCACGATCAGTTATACGAAGATCATCGAATCGCTTCTCTACCTGACCGACAATCCGGTATACAGCCAAGATAAACTCAGGTTGAATTCCTTCGTTTTCAGACATTATCGATGTACCACCCTAAAGAATCCCGGCCCCTCCTCGGGGAACCCGAGTGCCATGAAACTAACGGGACGTGCAGAACGTGTGTCGACTGCGGTAGTGAGCTTGAATCCATTCGGTGTGATCTCTGCCGATCCTGCATGTAGTCCTGCTGCATCGGCTTGCAAGCTGCTGACCCACGCGAGACCCTGATTCTGATATCGAGCCTGTGCGGGGGCATCGAAAGCTCGACCGCATGTTGCTATTACAGCCTGGAAGTCATTGATTGTACAGAAACCATTCGCGATCCCATCGGTGAAGTGGACAGGGATACCCGTATATTCGTTTTCCAAACGAGTCATGAAGACCACGGCTTGTACGTCGAACGGGATAGGAATCTCAACCTCATCACCGTTGTTCTCACCCGGTATAAATGTGCCTGTGACGCCGATAAGCTTGGACATCGACACGATGGAGAGTCGACCGGAGTCTCCATCGAATCCCAACCCGGGCCAGCCTTCCAACGCGCCATAGTCTGTGAGGGTTCGGTAGTGAGAGAACATCCCGAATGGCATACCACTACCGAACGTCTGTGCTTCGGCATACAGTTGGTTGTTGTCGAAGTCCTCACCCACAAAGAACGTGTTGTTGCCCGCATTTGCATTGAATCCGACAAGGGATTGCAACGTACGATTCGGCCATGACGTAGGTGGAGAGGCAATGCCCTCGTCTGCTGCCCACATCCCCCATGTAGAGACCGCCCAGTTTGTGAAGCTGACGCTACTACCATCTGTGGGGATTGGGCCGGTACCGCCACTGCCAACTGCAAAGCCCACAGTGGGTAGATATGGTGTTGGCTCTTCTGGCTTGCCGGAGAAATGAAAGCCTCGATGTACAATAAAGTCATCCTCGGCACCAAATGCAATCCAGTAGATGGGATTGCCACCACCACCATCGAATCCACCTGAGTAGCGAAGTGTGAATCCACCACTGCCGATGTCGATACCGTAGAGTGCATAGCCGTCGACACCATTGGTTGCGCGACCCCAGACCGCAACATCCCACAGATATCCACTGGCGACAAGATTGTTGTACCACAGCGCATGTGCACTGGCGCTACCAGGGAATGGGAATGGCGGTTCGGTCGGGAGTGTACGGTTGACCGTGCCCATACCGATCACGCCACCCAGAGCTTGTACTGTGCCCTCTGTGCCGTGGTTGGAGAAGAACAGCAACACGAGGTCGGGATCGAAGCTCGTTGATATGAACTGATCTCCAGACCCACTCAGTATATGGCATCCACCCTCGACTGGCATTAGATTTCATCTGCTCTTCGTGCGAACGTAGCATAGACACCAAGTCCCTTCGACCCGGTACCGATGGAATCACAATCGATCCAGACCGTGTCGCCCTCGTGCACACGATGGTTAGGGTTAGTAGGTGATCCACCATCGTTGATACTTGGCTCGACAGCGAATGAGTTGGTTAGACCACTTGGGATTGAGAGTGGTGCAGTCAGCATGTCAAGACCACGTGTCCGGTTAGAAATCTGCACAGTAGTTGCACCCACACCGGCAACACCGTTGAATGCGCCAGCCCAGAACAGTTGGTATCCATCGAGGTCTCGCTCAATATCGAAACGGAACACGCCATCGCCGGTCTTGTTATTCTGTCGATCAGAGAACACCTTGATCGCATGCGTCGCAGGGAGTGGAATGCAAATCCACTCATTGTTGTGGTAGAAGCAGAAGCTGATGGTGGGCCAGTCGATCATGACCATGCCCTGCTGTGGGTTCACGAACGTGTCGTGGCGTGCAGTTTGCACAGACGACATCTTAGCCTGTGTGAGCGTACGCACCTGATTCTCAAGTGTCTTCATACGCTCTGCCACGACCTGCATGGGATCGATTGGCGATACTGACTTCTTACGTCTTGCCATTACACATCCTCATACAGAAGCTCTAGTTCAAGCTCGACTGATTCGTTCGCACTTTGATCGACTGTCCAGTTGAGTGCGTTCACGCGATAGTCTGCATTGTTGCGCCAGTAGGGATTCCAGTCGTGCTGGAAATTTACACGCTGCCCGATCAACTGGCGTGGCCTGCCACCCGTATAGAAGTTGGGCGACATGAACTCCGGGTTGAGCAGAGTGATACCGAGCTTGCGCTGTGGAAACAGATCGTCCTGATCCTTGAGCATGCGGAAGATCATATCCTCGGGATCACTGACTGCATTCTCGACATCGCCAGGAACGATAAGATCGCCCGTGTTTGCAAGCTCTCCGAAGTCGTAGAACTTGTCGAGCCATCGATACTTGTCAATCGACGGCTTGTAGTACCAGACCGCTCCAGTCCTGTGTTCGGCTGTACCGAGACCGACGAGGAACGTACCTTCCGGCCCATCGTTTGTCCAGTCTGCCTCGATCACGGCACCACCAGCTTCACTCGTGAGGGGATTATTGACTCCCTTGATCCTCCACACAGGTTGTGACGTAAGCCGATCAGGTGCCCACATCTTGAATTCAAGCGAGCCGGGAAGAATGTCGAATTCGAATCCATCATGTAGCTGACTAAGCTTCTGAATATGTTCGAACACGGAGGTCTGATCCCCGGGGAAGATGCGATACATCACCTTTGTGCCGGTGAGCTTGTTATTGAACGAGATCGGCAATACGTTCTGTCGGAATGGTGTAGCAGGCACACCACCCGGTAGCTTTGGCAACGTGACGTTCATCATTGCATCGAGGATGTCCTCGACTACATCGCGTGCGTCGACAGCGACGGCATCTTGTGGTAGTGCGGGCGGGATAACTTGCGGCCACTGCTTGGGCCAGTTGACCCAATCGCCAGCGCGATACTTGACGGGATCGAATGGGTAGTTCCGGCGCTCTAGATAGTGCAGCCAGTCCTTCCCACCGATGAGGATGGAGTCACGATCCTTGTTGAGATTGACGGACGTGACCATGCCCTCGACCATCAACGAATAGTTGCCCGAACCACCACGCCTGTACAAAGCGTAGTCGGTACGATACGGGCCGAACTCCTCGAATGTAAGGAAGGGTTCACCGAGCGGAATCTCGTAAGAGATTTGACCCGCTTCGCAATTGCGAATCGAGAATCCAAGGTTCTCCGGGACGTACTGTCCCGTTACTACGAAGGATTCCGTATCGCGATGGTATAGGAGGAAATCACCCAAGCTGATACTGAGTTTGTGTGGTTACGCCAATGAAGTACGGGAGGAACGCCTTCCATGTGATCATGTACTCACTGAATGCAGGGAATAGCGCCGCAAGTGGAATTGAATTCTGTACCACTACTACTTGCGCGTCTGCATCTTCCGTCATCCCGTCGAAGCGTACCCTCAGCGTCGCATGGTATCGGGTTGTTAGTACCGTGAGGGGTGGGAGTACCGCATCGACTAGTGCGAGTCTTTGCGCGAAGTAGTCTGCTGCTCGTGCAGTATCGTTGGCTCCTACACCTAGAATTCTTCCTTGCGCATTGATGCTCATTGCATCGGGATAGTGATACGAGGGCCACTGCCCTGGTGCCGACATCTTCTTGAAGTCGTGCACATCGATGTTGGTCTCGATATCGAACATACTCAACGGATAGATGTGGTTGCCCGAGCCATCGACACGGTTTAGTTCAAGATTCGAACCCGTCACAGGACGTACTTCAACCTTTGTGAGACTCACTGCAATCCCCTCAAGACGTTGCGAGCGATGAATGCCGCACGGCGCATAGCTTCCTTCTTAGCTGCGTACGCCTGTGCAGAACCTTCATCATGGCTCGCCTTTGGCATGTTGATGTGTACTTCCCACTTCTTGGAATGATCGTTGGTGGTAGACGAAACTCCGGTAGCTCCCGCTGTGCGAGCCGCTGCTGCCGCTTGTCCAGGCACCCTACCAGGCACAGTCGGCATTGTCGGCGGGGGAGTGCCCGTCTTGAAATCACGCACAGCATTGTTGACGGCATTGTTGATTACGCCAGGGAATGTGACCTTGACCCAATTGTCGAACCACTTCGAAGTCTGTGCAGATTCGAATCCGTTGATGATTGCCTCACCCATTGAGACACCGGCCTTGCGGAACCGATCGATCTCATCCTTGAAGTCCATCTTGGTTGCGCTCTGAATCTGTGTGTTGCGTCGCTTCCATTGTGTGATGAGCGCATTCACCTGACCGGGCTTGGCCTTGAGGATGTTGTCGACGAACGCCTGTCCCTGTTCCGGCCCCATCTTCCTGATCTCGTCTACGAACTCAGTCGGCAATCCCTTCTTGAAAATCTTGTCGAGCGAGCTACGCCACCGTGCGAACACGTTGTTCTGCTGTTTCAAGTCCTTGATCATGTCCTGAAGTCGAGGCGTAATACCCCATTCCTTTGCGATGTCGAAGGTCTGACTTGTAAGCCATGGCCCCTGGAACAGTTGACCGAACGCCTGTGTATTGGCGTCCTGCATCTGCTGATACATGCTCTTCAAGTTGTCGATGACATCGACCATCGCCTGCTTCGATGTATCTGCAATCTGCTTGCCGTAGTCCTTCATCTGCCGTCTATAGTCGTCCATTGCACGGCGACCATCTTCCACCTTCTGTGCCCAATCCTCTAGGTACGTGGTGGCCTGCTTGATGTCGCCTGACGCAACAGCGTCCGTAACCAACTTGCCGATGTTTTGTGCAGTCAGCACCTTGTTTGTCTTGGACGTGAACGCATTGATGAGGTTCGCAACCTTCCCAGCGTTGCCCCTTGAGAATGCCTGTGCGATAGCAACTGCAAGCTCCTGCATCTTATCGGTCTCAGCGGAAGTCTGCTGATTGACCGTATTCATAAGCTCTGTGAAGCTCTTCGCAGTCCTAAGTTGTTCTCGTAGAGATTGCTTGCCCTTACCGCCCTTGTCCGGCTGTACATTATCGAATGCAGCCTGCGCATCACGAGCAAGTCCATCGAATGCATCACGTGGGCCACCCGGCTGTACGATAGTCTTCGTATACTCCTTGAGGAACGCGATAGCAGCTAGGAAGCCAGCCTTAGTGTTGATATCCGTCCACTTGGTTGAATTGTTAGCACGTGCATTTGCCGCTAGCATTCCGTTGAAGACTTGGTTTGCAGCCTGCTTGGTTGAGATGTTCTGTGCAGCGGCAGTCTTCTTGACTGCGTCCGCCTGCAAGCTCAGCATCTCGGAATACGCCTTCTGAGTATCCTGAGCGTTATGATGCACTTCGATTAGAATGGGAATAACTGCTGCTGCTGCACCGAGTGCTGCACCACCAGGGCCACCGAATGCAAAGCCTGCGCCTGCACCGAGGAGAATCTGTCCGATCTTGGACTGCCAGCCATCACCCTTGAACGCGAGGGTTGCAGCGATACCAATCGTTGCACCGATGATGGAGCCTCGTGCGCCACCCTTGAGCAGCATACCGAGTCCGGCACCGAGTGCACCGCCACCAAGGAGAGACCATCCGTCACCCTTCTTGAGTAGCTCGATACCGATCACGATTGCACCGATACCAGAAAGAATTCGTAGAGTACCGGCGAGCTTGAACATACCACTCTCTGTTGCGGTAATCTTCGGCAATGCCATACGTAGGGCTGCATACATGGTGAGCAGTGCGCCAGCGATGGAGAGAAATACGCCAGCAATCAGAGCTGAGATCGAGAGGATCGCGGCCCACTGCACTATTGTACGACGTGTACCTTCGGAGAGACTACGCCACTTGTCGAGCCAACTACTGACCACATCTCCGATGCGCAGGAAGATAGGGATCGCTTGCTCACCCATGTAGAGCACGAGCACCTTCAGTTGATTGAGGAACACCTGCCAGCGCACACCGAGTGTCTGTGACATCGCAGCGAACGAATTACGAAACTCATCGTTATCTGCGACTGTCGCTCCCTGCACCTTGCGATACTCTTGGATGCTCTTTGCAAGCTGAATGAATGCACGACGTGCCTGCACTGTGAACTCACGACCACGACCAGAGCCTCGACCGAACGCAGAGATGATACGGAATGCATCGTTGAGGTTGTGGCCCCTACTCAGTGCGGCCACCTTCTCGATGATGTTCGGGAACGGGATCAAGTGTCCGCTGAGATCGGCAATCGCGAGTCCTGCCTTGCGCATACCAGCCTGCACGTCAGGGTTGGTGAAGACTTCGATTAGCCTTGCAAGCGCAGGGCCGGTCTTGGTCGCATCAAGTGTCCTCGACACGAGCGCAATGGCACCTGAAATCTCATTGAATGAAAGGCCCGCGCCCTTGGCGGCAGGCACCACAGACGTGAGCACATGATCCAACTGCTGGAAGTTGAGTCGACCGAACCGGACGATGCTGAACATACGGTTGAGAATTTCATGGGTCTTCTCTGTGATTCGTCCGGTCGTTGCGAGCGTGCGATCGAAGTTCTCCAACACTGTGATGCTCGCGTGCGTCGCGGTCTGAAGATCGACACCGCCTGCAACGGCAACCCTGTTGAATTCACGCAACAGCTTGATACCCGAACCAAATCCGACATCGATGGACGAGAAGATATCGTAGGCAGCCTGCGCCATCTCCTGAGACGATGCCGGAAACTGTCGCATCATCCCGAGGATTTCCTTGCCTAGCCTGTTTGCATTGACCGCAGTCGCAGCGAACGTCTGTCCAGCTTGACGAGTCTGCGTCGCGGCGAGTGTGACTTCTGTGTTGAACTTGGCGAACGAGTTAGCTGCTATGCCAAGCGAAGCTGTACCGATTGCACCAAACAACTGCATAGTGCGGCCAATACCACCCATGGCATGACCGATATTGTCGAGATTCTGGAGTGGCAAGGCACGAATGGCCTTTTCGAAGGCAGCAATCTCACGGCGCGTCATACCGGCCGACACACCTAGCTGTGTCAGCTTACGCTTGTTGCCCTCCAATGCACGATCCAACTGCCCGATAGGATTAGCCATCCCACGTATGCGGGAATCGAAACGTTGCAAAGACGGATCAAGCATGTCGAACCGCTTCTGAGCAGAACCCAGTGCGTTCTCAAGTTGCTTGATTGCCGCAGTACGGGAGACGAAACCCTGTCCGCCCCCCGCCTGCAATGGCCCTCTACCAGCCTGCACCCGCGCAAGTTGCTCTTCTAGTTGGATTCGATGCTTGAGTAGTTCTAGACCACGACCCTGCCCCATCGAACTACGGATGCGATCCGACTGCTGCATCTTCTTGAGGTTGAACATCGACTGACGCTGTGCGATAGCCTCAGCCTTGCTCATACCATTCAACTCGCCGGAGACACGGCGAAGCGTACGAGACGCAAAATCCTGCGCTCGCACCACAACCATCATCTCTCCGACCCTGAGTGGCATTACTCCTCGACTATCATCTCTTTGACGCCTTGGTGTCTCTGCCTATTCTTCTCTCGTGCGTCACGCTTCTTCGCGAGATGATCCTCATAGCGACTGAACGCATCGAGTATCTTCTCCAGCCGTACAACCTCTCCCGCATCTTGCTCTAGCAGTCCACCACTCCGTGGCAGAACATGCAGAGCTTTGCAGATAGATGTGTACCGAAGCCAGCGATACGCCTCGTCGACTAGGTAGTCACCATAGACTCGTCTGGCAACTCCGTCTCTTCCGAGTAGGAGGGCGAAGGCGACTTCGGCAAAGGGGCGACATCATCCTCATCCATCTGCGTAAGCTGCGCGATATACCGATTGATCTCTTCACCGATCTTCGGGTCGAGCTTCCATGTCGGCATCGGCTTGCTGAAGTCGATCAACTGCGTCTCTGCATCATCGATGAAAAGATTATGCTCGATGACCATGTTGCGAAACTCGTACTCCGTCACCTTGACATTGGCGGATTCGAAATACGCACGTAGAAGTTCCTCATCGCTGAGCTTCTTACCGGACTGCGCGGCCTTGACATTGCCTCGCGTCTCTTCCTGATACATCCGGCCAGCGATGTCCTTGCGCAACTCCATCTCGTGGAACGACAGAGTGCGCAAGGACACGAATCCACCGGGGCACGTCTCCAGTTCGAAGCGGTGCGCTTCGGGATTGACAGTTGCCTTGGGCATTGCTCTCTCCTGTGTAAGTGTTACGTAATCGCCGCAGGTGACTTGCAGACGATCTGATATGCACTACCACCCACGATACCAACACAGCGTCCGGTGAAGCCCGCCATGATGAGATCGCCCATTCCCTCTAGGGCGATATCGTAGGTGTCATAGCTCACACGGTTGCCCTGAAGCTGGACTCCAGACGTCGCGGCAGCAAAGTTTGCACCACCGTTGACGGACTCCAACTTGATTGCACGCTGTGTGTTGTTGACCATGTTGTCGTAGTCGGTGCGGTTGATGAAGTCAAGCTCCGACTCGATCTCAGCTTCAGTGATACCGAAGCTGATATAGGATGCGCTCCTGAGTGCGTTGATGCGATTCTGTGCCTCGGGGTTATAGTTTGCACGGAATGTGAATCCGTTGAACCCGAGATCAGCGGTCGTGAACGACGGCGTAACTGCGGCTGCTGCGAGATACACGCTGTGAGCAGCGGCTCCGAGTAGATCAGGAGCAACCCAGGTAGGCGTCGGTGCCGACTGCACAGCCTCAGCCAGACCAAGCACGTTCATCGTGACACGTAGCACCGCGTCATCACCAAGCACGAATTCCCAACCACCCACAACACAGCCTGTATAACCGAACACGACACCGTTACGTACAACGGTGATCGAGATCGTCTTCGGTGTAGTCACACCTGTAGCTGTCGATGCCGAGCCTGCCGACGAGGGAATAAACGTATAGACAAACGGCCCAGCTCCAGACTTCGCAGGAGTATGTCGAGAAGCATAGAGCCAGTACGGAAGGTTGGTCGGATCAACCTCCATCTCGATGTCGCCCTCGACATGATAGAAGCCCTGCTTCACGTCTGAGACGATAGTCTGCTGACGAATCTGTTCGGAGTAGTACTTCTCCTCCATGTACTTGAGGGATTCGTTCAGAATCGGAACGAAGATAGTGGGGGCAGCATATGTGCCCATTGTAGTTTCAAAGGCGATGCCGACCTTACCGCCTCCACCGAGTCCCGCAGGCATTACTCACCCCCATCCTTCTTCTTGAGTTCAGTCGTACCCGTGAGCTTAGCAATCACGCCATGCCCATAGATATCCTTGATCGGAGTACCCCACTTTGCCAGAAACAGTTCCTCCATTTCTCTTGTGACTTCGACAGTAGTCCCGTTCTTTACAAGAATACCATCGCAGTCGAATTCCGTACCCTTGGGGAAGTCAGGATGATCTACTTCCAGCTTGTAAGCCATACGTCCTCCTACGCTGCTTCATACGGAACACGATTCTCGCCAACCCACGTGAGTCGTGTAGTGACGATGGTACGCATGTTGCTGTCGATCACACGACCAGAGATGCCAGGAAACTCCCCATCTACCAAGCTGTCGATGATATGTCCTCCAAGCTGTCGGTTGGCATGTAGGAGCTTCCTGATATCGGTCGCTAGCTGGACATCCTTGCGCGAGCGCACAGCGGAGGACGACGATAGCTCTGCATGGAAGACCCATAGATCGAGATGGAAGTAGACGATAAAGACTCCTGTGGCGTGGTATTGACGTCTGACATTGTCAGTCTGTACCAACACCGCAGGATATTGTGGAATGAGATTCTCGTCATTCTCTGCGATATAGGCCAGACCGAGCGCAGCCTTGCTGTCATCGAGTAGCTCGATGATGTGGTCAAACGGCTGAAGAATATCGTAGTAGTCCTGCGCCACATCAGAGCCTTGTACGAATAGGCATGGGCGCACTGCGAGGAATAAAGCGACCGAGACCGCCTCTCATTGCATGCCGCCTACCTAGTCGTCCTGTTGCAGTTTCAAATAGATCGATGGAGCGGTCGAACCAGTCAGCGAAAGTTGCAAAGATTGCGATACTGGCTACGTCACTGAGTCCGAGAAATTCTCGCTTCGGGAGTGGATTGGGTGATCCACCTTTCGTCTTGCGATGTGGCTTACCTTCTTGATGGTAGGCTCCGTACTCTGGCAATCCGCTCGTGTCATAAAAGAGCGTGTCACCGTTGACGATAACCGCTTCATCGGCAATAGCAGCTTCATACAAGTCCTCCGTCTTGCGCAAGATGCCAGCATTCTCCCCCGCACGATCCAGATAACTTTCAGCCCATGGCTGCCACGGCGAACCACTTGGATCAGTCTCCGTGATGAATCGCTGACGGACATCTGCTTGCAATTCTTGTCCCGCCAACATGAGCGGTAGTTCTACGTCCCGCAGGGCGTCGTCAACTAATAGCACAGCTTGTGCCATTTCAACGGGAGCAGGCTCCCATGTATATGTGACTGTGGCGGGCACTAGAACCTACCGCTCATGAGGAACTTCGGCGGGTCAGTTGTGTCATTCGGTTCGAAGTATGTGTTATCGAATACGGTTGTATCCGGCACACCTTCTACTAGCAAGCTACCTGCAATAATGTTGTTGAGCAACGCCATTGCTTGATTGTAGAGATTCTGTGCGAACTCGGGATCATCGAGCGACGACTCCGAAAACCGGATACGGTAAATCTCGGCAGCCGCAAGCATGCCGGTGATCAACTTGATGATGTTGGGTGTGGAGTCGGGATCGATCCACAACGCCATCGTTGCCGAAGGAATTACACCTGCGAGGTAGCCCCTGACGATGTACTCATTATCTAGATAGATTTGAGTACGATCGTCAGGGATTTCCTCGACCTTCAGCTTGTCGTATGGCAGATGTGCTTGCACATCCCCATCAGCGACAAACGTCATCTACGTTCCTTCGGGTAGTTCCTGTGCAGCGTCGGCGGGAGGATTGGCGATGGGATGCTGGAACGACAGTTCAAGCAACATGTCGGTATCGACTTCGCCACCCTTGGTGATGCGCTGCACTGCCGCCTGTGCGGGCGACACTAGCTCGTTTGCCTCTTCAGGCAGTGGATACGAGCGCACAG